GCCAACATATTGTTTCTTACTTACTTTGTTGGTAATACAGTAGATTATACCTTGTTTTATTGCCATAGAATAGTGTAGTGTTCACGATGGTACATGTATATAGGGAAATATTAACAAAAATATGGTTGCGTGTTGTAATTGAGTCTCATTATCAATAAGAATGAGGAAGGTGAGATCTTATCGTTATCTTAGGGAGCATAGCATAAGAATCGGAGTTTGTCAACCCCCACCGCCCCAAAATCTCGTCGAGACCTGAGCATTATGATCTAGTCGAGACCCGCGCATCATAAGTCTCGACTAGCTTTCGCGCATTATACATCATCTCGACTAGAATGTTCGCAAATCGTAACAAATCTCGACGAGTTCTCATAAATATGCTATACTACACATATAACACACACAATCTAGTCGAGCCATGTACGAATGGTCTTATGATTATCTCGTCGAGCTTCCTGATCAGGAGTACGAAGAGTATGAATCGTGCAATGGGGAAAATCTCGTCGAGAATCATGCGGGTGACATACACAATCTCGACGAGCTTGCGCGCAAACCTGCATCATGGTATAATAATCTAGTCGAGATTCTACCCCCTTCTAGTTCTTATGTCAAGCCTTCTCAGTCAAAAACGTAAAGTCTCGGTCGAGCTCGAGATCGACGCGTACGCGGATCTAGACGTGCAGGTGTTGCGGGCGCTAGACTGGCACAAGATTCTCATGTTGGAATCGGATGAGACCGTGCGGGTGGATGTGCATGAAGGTGAGGACCAGATCGATCAATTATATTATTCTCAATAAGGTTCGTTGTTGAGAAAGAGAACGTTAGCAATATTTTATGGCAGGATCCGTGACGAAGATTTTATAGTTCGTACCCTCGAACTTCTTACCTTTATTATAACAATTCGGTTGCCATATGTGCCACATCCCATGTGCCACTAATTAAACTGTCACATTGACTCACCACGGGTCTCGTTTTTGATGTATATTAATAGTGGGGAAACAAACCCGCTCTCGTCAGACCTAACATTGCGTTGGAGCATCTAGTTTAACTTGGCATTCGGGTTTTGTTTCCTCTCGTCCTTTTTTTCAGAGCACATGACCTATCCACACGGTGTTTATGATTTCGTTAAGTACGTTGATTCATTCTACGGTACCAACGATCCACTCTACCCGCTGATCGATAAAAACACAAAAGATTCGTTAACGTTGTATGATATCATGCGCGCAACAGTCAACTACGTTGATAAATGCATGAAAGGTGATCTAGAGTATGCCCATTATGTTTGGGGAGATGGTGATTCACTTGACCGTGAGCGGGTACGTGATATACTGATCGATGAGTACAATTACGGGTACGTATCATGACAGATCCAAGGAGATGGGCCGTGCAACCAGCTGCGTGGAAAAACTACGATCCAGATGGTTGCGTATACTGCGCGGACATAGAGACTGCTTACCGTGTAGCAAAAGATCAAACCAGATTTGGTGATCAAATTATTTGGAAGATGACTGCAGGTGATCCGATCCGTTGGATCCGTGTGACAAAAGAAGAAGTGGCACAATCTGCCTACCAAGGTGCGTAATGTGCGGTTATAATAAGTACATACCACACAAAAGGAATTTATTATGCCCAATTGGTGCAACAACAGAGTTGACTTCTACTCTGACGATACCAGCAAGATTAAAGAACTTTATGAGATCTTTTCTGGTGATGACGTCTTTGCGAAGATAGTTCCACCCCCAAACTGGGAGAAAACACCACTTGCTGAAAAGGACGTGCAAGAATATTCGTTCTCAAAACCTCGTGGTGAAGTTGGTGAGTTACCAGTCGTAATGGACAAAGGATTCGGTAAGGGTTTATACTTTAAATCCACTGATTCCAATGATGATAGATGGTATGACTGGAATATCAACAACTGGGGAACTAAATGGGACATTGACGGCAAGTATTCAGAACTAGATGGTGATGATTATAGTTTCCAAGTCACCTTTGAAACTGCATGGTCACCACCTGAGCAGATCTACTATGCACTTCGTGAAAAGTACCCAACAGTTGACATTACGTGGTTCTTTGACGAACCAGGATGTCAGGTCGCAGGATATTTGGGAACATGAGAGTATCAGAACTAATCGAATGGTTATCTCTTCAACCTCAGGAGGATAACCTAACATTCTACTTCTTAAAGAATGACGTTTTAACTAATTGTCAACTAGAAACCATTATTGAAACTGAAATGGGTGTAGAGTTGACGATTCAGGACACAAGTGAACTAATGGAGGAAGTCTAATGGCATATTGTGACGTATGTGGAAATTTTGATGAATCACACAGAGAGTCTTTGGAATATCCAAAAGACTCTCAACATTGCATACAAGATTATCAACCAGAATTATATTATTACTGGGACGCACCATTAGAAGAACTCTACTATTGGCGAGATTCGTACCCACATGTTGATTGTATGTGTGAAATATGTTTCGACATCGCCAACTTTAGCAAAAAAATAATATGGGCAGACCATTAGGTGTGCCAGTTGTTAAAGTGTCACACAGGGGGTTTAAATCACCCCCTTTTTTGTTATTATTAAAGAGTAAATCAATTTAATCCACACATGAGAAAAATTGAACTAGAAATGAATGAAGCGATCAGAAATGGTCACGCCTGGTCTAAGGATAATACCTGCATCACCTATGACCCTACAAACAACATGAGTGCAGAGGTATTCTTGCATGGTAATCACATTGCCACAGTTACTGATGATTCGTTGACTCTCTACTCTGGTGGTGGGTGGTTCACTAATACCACAAAATCCAGACTAAATGCACTTATTAATGAGTTTTGCGAACCTCGTTCAAATGGCATTTTTCAGAAAAATTGGAACTGGTACGTTAGGGCATTTAATACAATCGTGCCTTTTCATGATGGCATCTCTATCCCCGTGGTGTGATGACATTAAACGACAAACTCAAAAAAGAGAGGACGGGACTAACCGCCTCTCAATATTCCAAACTGCAAGAATGGTTCGTTGAAGAATGGATCGAAAATATGAATTATCGTGATTTGGAAGAGTACGTTTATAATAGCATGATGCAAGACGTCGAAAATCAACCAGAGGTAGAATTTCTTGATGACTGTAAAGACTTTTGGCATGATGATTATGACAGTAGAATTAAAGAACTTAAGGAGATTGCATGAATTTTTCAATTGGTGATAAGGTGAGGGATCCAGAGGATCGCGAGTGGTGGGTATTAACAATGTTTCCCGAACTTAATAAGATTGTTTTAATCACCACCGACGAAAGCCGATCTGATCGTATTAGTTATAGACCCGAAGACTTGGAATTTATAGAATGATTGTGACACTTTATAAGGTGTACACTCTTTATTTCTTTTTTAAATATTTTGAACTATACTTAGTACATACAAATCATTAATCCACACATGACAAAAATTAATGTCAAGAAACTCTACGAAGATTTCGCAGAATTAGGTTGGGACTATACGTGTAATCGTATGTCACGTAGTGCAATGTCATACTACGACGCAATCGCCGTTAACCTAGGTGTCCTTGATAAGGGCGAACATTGGAATGAGGACGCATACCAAGATAAGAGGTGCGATCATTAAAATGAGTTACACCAAAAACGAAATCGCACTTGAAACATTGATTTCAAACATCAACAACCAATTTTATTATATTGGAGAAGAAGACGACCAAGTAGCACCCATTGACGTAAAGAAATTTACTGAATATTGTATTACATTTATTGATTCATTGGAGATTGAAAAATGAAATTTTTAGTAACAGACATTGACTTTGATTTTAATACTGATTTGCCAGATTATTATAGTGTGTCACATGACGACCAAAAACTTATAATAAATGACAATCTTGGAGTATGGGAAGCAGACGACGAAGACGACCTAATCGAAGAAGTAACCGCAAACGCTGGTTGGTGCATTAATTCCATTGATTATGAGATTCAATTAAAATGAACAAAAATTACTACATCAAAGAAATCAGAGATTTGAGCAAAAACTATGATAGTAATGCTCAATCAAAAATACTTGATGAACTTACAGACAAATTCTTTGACGTTAAAGGCATCAAAGAATTATATGACGTCCTCATGAAAGAAGTATATGGCGACGGAGGATTAAAAGGTTATTAAGTGTGACAGTAAATAAACTGTCCACTTTCGCTTGCAATTTGCACATCTTTATGTGTATAATAGTATTATAAACAATCAGGTTTCCACACTATGATACAAAAATTTATTGAATCAAAATTCAACGACACAGTAATAAGGGAAGCAATCCCTTATGGTTCATTCG